CTAGCTGCGGCCCTAGCTGCGTCCCAAGCTGCGGCCCTAGCTGCGGCCCTAGCTGCGTCCCAAGCTGCGGCCCTAGCTGCGGCCCTAGCTGCGTCCCAAGCTGCGGCCCTAGCTGCGGCCAGCTCTGCATCTGTCGCCTGCCCGTCTGAGTGACGCCACGCGACATCTAGCGCGTTCCTGCTGCGCTCGTCGTCCATCTGACTTTCAACCTGCCGCGCAGCCCATACCGCGAATTTCCGCCATAGGTTGCTATGGTCAGGCCTGCATCGCAGACACCACAGGGTATCGTCAAGGTCGTTGCTCTCGATGATATCCGCAAGCGGGAATTGCGCGTCCATGTCGGCGGCAGTGCCGCCCTTTGACTTTAGGACTTTAACCCAGCCGCTTTCGCAAGGGCTTTGTGATCGGATTTCGTTCAGTGATACTGTTATCATTTTATATTCCCCTCGGTGCGCCGTCCTTGGCGGTGGTGGTGGTGGTGGTTAGCCGATCAGGCTTTTAACTGCAATTGTTTCGCGGTCGCCATCTGTCATCGGGTATCCATCGCAATTCAGAACCCGCCCATCGTCGCAGATTGCGTATTCGCCGTTAATGTCGCGGCCCGTGCCTGAATCATGGCCCGAAACCTGAAACCATGTGCGTGTTGCGCCGTCCATTGTTTCTGTAGTGATTACTGTCGCTGCATTTTTCATTTTGCTTTCCCCTTTGGCCCGCTTTATTGCTGGCATGGGAGTATAATGCCGGTGTTTTGCATCATATGCAAGTACTTTTACACGATTAGTCTGTGTTTTTATTCGCTTTGGCGCAATTCTTTGAGCCTAGCCTTAGCCGTAGCAATTGCCGCCTTGCATTCATCGACAGTCAATGGTGGTATCTCGCCCCTATCAACTGCCATTTTGTACTCGCATAAGGCGTCAAATTGCGCCTGACCGTAGCGGGCAATGTAGCCTTTGCGGTATTCGTGCTGATTCCCGCCGCCCTTATATGAGTTACATGCTCGACATTGGCCCGTCAGATTGCGCCTGTCTAGGGTAATCGGTGAGCATCGATACTTAGAGCCGCGATGGAAGTAGTGCCCGGCATCACTCACTAGCCCATAATCGCAGCTAATACAGCCCTTTGGCTTATCCTCGGCAACGACTACCCGATTAACCCAGCTTTGAGCTTCGCTGACGTGTTGTGACAGTGGCTTGATACGCTCCCTAGCCTCTTTGGTCTGCGCTCGCTCCTGGCGGGCCTCAGAGGCTTTCTTGCGGGCTATTTGCTGGTCGCGCTTGAATATCCCATGCGCTACCATTGCGTCTTCATTCGCAAAACCGTTGCGCTGCCAAAAATCTGATTCCTTGATCGACGGCAACGGCTGTTTAGTGTGTCGGCACTTTCTCAAAACGGAATCCCATCCTCGTATTGCGAGTCAGGCCGTAGATCAATGATTTTCATATCATCGACAACACATGCCGTGACGCTCTGCATAACGACGAATTTTTGCCCCTTGTTAAATCGCGCTAGCCTTTCTGCCTCTGCGTGAGCTGACTCATAAGATCCGTGCTGCACGGTCGGAGCGCCGCCGTTGTAATTCCAGACAAGCCAAAAACTGTTCATCTCCCCGCCCTCTTGTTAGCCTTCAATTCCTTCATCTCCCGGTTGTAGTCGTACTGCCTTAGCATGTCCTTGCGTAGCTGCACGACCTCGCTGCTCTGCGGGTCTTGCATCGTCATCGGTGGCAATTCCGTTACCTTGCCGCCCCTTGCGAGATATTCGGCCATAGCGGATGGCAGGGACTGTATCGCTCGCAATTCCATCGCGCTTCTTTCGCGCTCAGTGTCTTTGACCACGGCCATGCGGTTGACGCATTCAGTATGCGTGACTTCGGCAAAGTAGCTCATTTCGCCGCCTCCCGTTCCTGCCTTGCTGCCCAGCGTCTGCGATTTTGTTGCTGCCATGTCTCGCCATCATCGGGTCGCAATCCGTCACCGACAGGCGCTGTTTTGACTTCGCCGCCACTGGCAAAGAATTGCTCTATCTGCGCGGTAATGTCCAATGCTTTAAGGGTTGACTGTCTCATTTTGCCTCCGGGCGGGAGTGGAATTTGAATTTTCCGGGAATATCAGCATGATCGTGCGTGCAATAGCTTTTTGGCCCGCACTCGTCGTGAATGGCGACCCACCCGCAATTAACGCTCTCTACACGGTAAATGCCCGCATATTTGTAAACCCCCTCGGCCCCTCCAGATATTCGCTCAACAAGATCGCCTTTTTTCCACTTCCTTGAATCGCTCATGTCCTCGGTCACGGCTTCAGGCTTCGCTTTCTCGCGCACCTCGTAGCCTTCCGGGAGCATGGCGTTTATCTCGGCTATCAGGGCAGGGATGGACTCAGAGGCAGCTACAGCAGCATTGAACCGCCTGAATACGCCGATGTATACGCTCGCGGGCATTCCATCATCGGGCCATGCGTTTTCAGGATCAGGCCTGCTCTCGGCGGGGAGGATGGGGCGGTAATGGGTAATCATCTTGTCATTCCACGACCAGTCACCAGCAAGGAGATTGGTCGTTGGCTTTTTGTCATAAGAAAAAAGCACTTCAACCTTAGCATCGCCTGGTAAGGGGCATTGCGATATGCTTTTAGCTTGCCACTTTATCCAGCCCTCGTCGTCGGCCTCGACCATGCGCCAATCGCCATGCGCCCACACCATGCTATCGGTTAAAATCTTGTGCTCTTTCGTCTCTCGGTTTACCAAGTATTTCATTATTGTTCCCCTTGTTGCTCTCGTTGTAGTTTTGAAAATTGCCCTCTGCTTTCAAGCACTAGCGCGTGCTCTTCTGCCGCTGTCATTTGCATCCACGATAGGAGCAAGAACATTTCACCCATACCGTAATCAGCCGAACTCTTATAGATTATCCCTGAATCTTCTCCGGTTTCTGGATTCACCAATTTATCAAGCATCCAAGAATTGCCGGTCTCAAGATAGTAGCGCTTCTTTACCTTCCTTTTCAAGAACTCTACCATCTGCGGCATAACTTCTTTTTTCGATATGCCCGCTAGATGTGCCGCCCATTCTGTTAGCCACACATAGAAAATGGCATTCTGGTCAAGGCTTCTGTCAGCGCCAAGCCTCCAAGTGAAGGTTATGTACTTCCCCTTACCGAACAGCGTCTTAACGAACGCACAGAACGCCGTCAGAGAGATAAGCGAATCAACGACAAAGGTCTTTTCGTCAATCTGCAATTAGTTTCGCCCCTGATAAACGCCGCCGTCGATTTCATAAACTGCATCCATTGCGGCTTCGATAGACTCTCGCTCAAGCGATACCACCCCGCTTGCGGCGATATCAAGCAACAGCAGATTCAAGGCATGGTAAAGTCTTTCGGCCTGCTGTTCGGTGATGGTCATGCCCTGCCCCCGAATCTCGCCCGCCTGTGCTCCCGCCTCAGTCGCTTCCACAAGTGCGCTGTCTGACTTCGCATAGCTTGCAATTCTTCCCCCGTCGCTGTCTTCATCTGACGGTACTTTTCCTTGATCGCGTATTTCAGAAACTCGGCCATTACTGCATCTCCATGATTTTAACGACAACATATTTATTCGCCGGATAAACAGGACTTAGCAATCTAATAAGTAAATCAGCCTCAATCCTGTTTTCAAATATCTGATCGCTGCAAATGTCTTTTTTTCCGCTTGCTCTAGTCACCATCACGGCAAACATCTCAGCTACCGGACTCCCGGTGTTTATCCAAAGCTCGCCGTCCAGGGTCACAGTCCCACCGCCTGACTCAAACTCGCCTTGTCAATCCGCATCCTGTAAAACCACTTATTGCCCCTGCGCTCGCAGTCGATGACGAAATTCTGCTGCCTTAATTCCGATATTGCCGCGCTCACCGCCATGATTTTCGCCCCGTTCGCAATATCCAACGTAGTGTGCTCTTTCCCGTCAGAGATAAACTTAACCACTCTCTGCAATCTCTCAGACCTGTCAACGCTTGCCGCTCTCATTATTATTGCGCTCCTTGTGTATCCGAATGTAGGTTGATAGTAGCGGCCTCCACTCAACAGGCAGGCCGCTCAGGGCTTCGCGCTCGGCTTCTTTGTCGCCTTCAACTTTAAGCCATGCTTTGAAATATAGGCGCGGCATCTTTTCCATTATGCAACCTGCGAAATTCCAAGCACCTCGAACATATCATCCTGCACTCCGGATTTATCAGTTGACTGCAGGTGCTTGATTGCTTCGCGGTAGTAAGTCGGATGCAATTCCGTGCCGATAAACTTCCTGCCCATCGTGATGGATGCCATGCCTTCAGAGCCGATACCGCCGAACGGTGAGAAAACCACGTCCCCGGCATTAGTCCACAATGCCAGCGCACGCTTTGTGATATTCAACGGCATCGGGCAAAGGTGCTTCTCAGCGTCTTGATCTCTCGCCAGTCGCACGTTGAGAACGTCAGTGGTAGGCATATCATAATCGCCCTGCCCGCTCTGCATCCGTGCGTAGTTCCATGCGTGAGGCATTGAGTCGGGCCAGAACTCGCTCGCCAGCTCTTGCCAGCAGATTAGAGGCACTTTGGTTTTAGGGTGAAGTACAGGCCGCACCTGATCCTCTTCGCCTTCTTTAGCCCACTTACGGAAGACTAGAACATACTCAGGCATTCCGACTCGGCAAAAGCTCGCATCGTGCTGGAATGTCTTCCAAAGCAGTCCGTGGGCATTCGTTTTGCTTCGCTCCATAACAGGATCGCGCCAGATGGTAATCCTGCAATGAAAGTCCCAACCTTCCTCCAAGTGAACCTGCGTACACATATCGGAAAAAGGTCGCAACCCAGACGTGCCTCGCTCGCTGGAATTCTGGTAATAGACCAAATCTTTAACGTGTATTGCCGTCAATCGGCCAGGCCGTGTAACCCTGAACTTCTCGCGCACCAAATAGCGGTACTGCTGAATAAACTCCAGATCGCTTCCAACGTTCCCCATGTCAGCTACAGACTCACTGTATACATACAAGGAGCTGAACGGTGGCGAGTAAACAGAGAAGTCAATCGAGTTATCCGGCATCTGCTTTGCAAACTCTACACAGTCCGAATTGTAAAAGCTCCAGCATGACCCGTGCTCTTGATCCATAACATTTTTCACTTATTATCCCCTTAGAAAACTTGGCATTATTGCTCTTTGTGTCGGACTGTACGGGTTTTTCACGCCCTTGTAAATCACTTCACGGCGCATTGCTTCAAACATCTGCTTCTTCATTTTTTCGTGGTCTGATTTCTTGCGCTGGATCGTATTCCAGATGCTTGTCTCAGTTTCGGCCATCGCAATATGGCACTCTACAGGGCGCTTTTGACCAAGCCGCCAGAAGCGACGAATAGCCTGATAATACATCTCATACGAAAACGACAGCCCGACGAAAGCAGTACGGGCGCAGTGTTGCCAGTTGAGACCGAACCCGGCGATGGATGGTTTACTGACTAGAATGCGGATCTCTCCGCGAGTGAATGCGTCTAGCCGTTCCTCCTTAACTTCCGGCTTCATTGATCCGCGAACCTCGACGGCCTCGGGAAGCATTGCCATTATCGAATCAGCGTCATAGTCAGTCTCGCACCATATCATCCACGCTTCGCCCGGCTCATTGCGTACAACCTCGGCAATCTTGGCAGCTCGGTCAAAAGAAGTCAGTCGCTTCTCCTTGTGAATGCCTGTCGCGCTAATATCGGGAATGCGAAACAACATTCCATCAGCTCCGGCTGTAATGTCAGTTTCCACGATGTGTTTATGCGTATTCAATTCAGTCAGTACAAATCCATCGTCTGAATATCCAAGGTCGGACGGCATGCCGATACATCGCGCCCAGCTTGCAACCCAGCTCCAGAAAGGTTTAATGCCATGATGCTTTAGCCTGTAGCGTCCCATCTCGGACTGATCCGCAATAAACCAGCGTGCAAGCATTTCAGATGATGCCATTACGTCAAGGAATTGACTGTGCTGCCCCAACTCCATGTGATCGTTTGGCGCCGGTGTCGCAGTCGCGGCCAGCTTCCATCGCATGCCATTGCCGAATTCCATTAGCTTTTTCGTGGTGACGCCGGTAAATGATTTCAGAATGCTAGACTCGTCCAGAATGATCCCGGCGAAGTCGTCAGGGTTGAACAGGTGCAATCGCTCATAGTTTGCAATGTAAATGCGGGCCTCTTTCACTTCCTCGCCGGATCGCACAACCTTTGCGTCTATGTCGAATTTAACCGCTTCGCGTTCGTGCTGCTTTCCTACAGCTAGAGGCGCAAGGAGTAGAACCGGCTTATTCTCAAACTCTACCACTTGCCGACCATATTCCAGTTCAACGGCTGTTTTACCTAGTCCAGTATCGAGGAAAGGAGCGCCCCGGCCAGATTCAAGCATGAAGTTAACAACGTCAGCTTGGTGCGGAAACAGCTTAGATGACAGATTCCAATCCTTGCGAATGCCTCTCGGTACAGCCTTTAGTTCTTTCTTTTTTAGGAATTCAAGATATTCCATACTTCCCCTTAGTGCGCCCAGTCGCGGTTAGTAGCCCGCAAAATTGTTTTAGTTCCCGAATAGCTTTTTCAGATTGTCCATAACTTCTTGCGCTTTCAATTTCTGCGCTTCAATTTCATCCGGCGTTTTCGGAACTTCAATTTTCGCCGGTATAACCTTCTGAATTGGCAGCTCCAAGACTTCGCCATCAATTGCACGCTTTACTAGCGCGTCGTAGTTGTACTTGAATAGCGGGTAAAGCTTTTCCTCGCTCATGCTCTGCATTTCATAAGAGCCTGTATTGCGTGCCGTGTGATAAACGACAGGGTGACTCCATGTGCGCTCTGTTCGCCATCCACCTGCAAAGCATTCAAGGTAGGCCGCTCTGCAATCAGGGATTCCCAATTCTTCCGGGCTAATGCGACAAAGCTCTCGGAATGTCGGCAGATTAAAAAAGCCGATGAAGTCCCTAGCCTTGAGCACGCCATGCTTGATCTGCCTTTCGCTGAGGTCATAAAGCCCCCTCGTCCAAGTCTTGTACAGTTCCGCGCTCGGGCTGTTCAATAAGCCCATACGGGTCAGTTCTTGTAAAGTCGCCCTCAAAAACTCCGCGCTCGGAGATTCCAAAGGCTTCGTCTGCGGCCCTTGCTGCTTTGTCTCTGTTGTCACTCGGCTGAGTAAATCGTTTAGATTGTGCATGGGATACCCCGCTATTCAAAAGCCATTGAACTTCAAACCCGCGCCAATTTCGAGTGACGCATTCCTGTAAACAAAAATCGACCGAGTAACCAAATTGAACAGCCTTTTTCAATTCCGAAGCGAATCTGTTAATCACTGTCTGGCTTACGTTTGCCTTCAACCTTTTCCGCATAGCCATCCAGTCATCAAGGGTCTGTTGTGCGGGTTGCTGCGGCCAGCAGCTATAATCCAATTGGTTACTGGTTATTGGTTTATGGTTATTGGTTATTGGTTCTTGGTTAGGTGACGAATCGTTCACGCCTTGTGCACGCGTCGTGCTGGATGCGTGCTTTTCTGCCCTCCTTCTTTCTTCGCGCTCTATTGCTATCCTCTTGTTAGTTATGCCTTTTTGCTTATACGCCTCGACTTCCTCTCTTATTCTATCTTGGACGTATAAACCATCCTCCAAAGTGAAGAATTTACGCAAAACAAACTCGACAGCCTTTCGCTCTTCAGCGGAATGCGCCCAAGTCCAGTCAATGGCTTCTTCAAGTGTAGGGAATCGTTCACGGTCATAGCACGCATCAATCAAAAGCGTGTACGCGCCGTGCTGTAGAATTGAAAGCCTTCCAGCTTTCTTGTGATAGTCGCCAATGTTGCGCGTAAAGTAGTGCATTGGTATAATGCCTTCTGTGTGTTAGTGCTTAAAAGCCATCTGTTGCCCGGTCAAGGTCAGATGGCTTTTTTCTTTATGGCCTCTTCTAGCAGCACGGCTGTCATGTTAGACACGTTCCGTGATTCCTTCTTGGCCAGCTCGACCAGCTTCTTTCTGAGATCGGCTGGCAATGTAACGCATAGTGTTTCTGTCTTCATGTTACGCATTATATAATTCGCCATAATTATTAGCAATCCCCTTTTCTCTTATCCCACCTCCCCCGCTGTTACAAGGGAGGGGGAGGGAGTTCCATCCAGTGCGATACTTTGTAAGCAACGGGCTTATCTGAGTTAAAGTGCTTCCAGTTGCCTAATGCGTTACAGCGGGCAAGGAAAATCATTTCAATGTGTGGGCAGTAGACCAGCTTTTCGTAACACTGACTCATTCCTGGCTTAATATCCGGCAGTCTATCCTCAGCGCTTATCCATTCGCTCATATAACCCTCATTGCTCGTTTTTGGTGTTTGGTGCCGGTGGTGATTAGGCCGTCACGCTTCAGTTGCCCAATCCTTTCATACGCTGACTGGTGCGTTATCCCGCAATGAATCGATAGAGCGCGGATTGTGCAGCCTGGATTCAGAGCGATGAAGTCAAAGGCTTGTTGCTGCTTTGCGGTCATGCTTTGACCGGATCGACTATTCTTGACTTTGAAATCTCGTCAACAATTTTTGTGAGAACTCGCTGGTAATCTTGCTTAATCAGCGAATCGACCCTTTGCCCAACAAGTCTATCAATATCGCGCTTTACTTCGTATTTCTCGTCCATCGCTCTTTTTAGGTGGATTTTAAACAGGTCAGCAAAGCTCTGATATGTTGCCCTTTTCCCGAATCCGTCATCAATGACAACCTCGCCATCTAGAATCTTGCCGATTTCGGAGGAAATAAGCTCTTTTGATACTTGCTTTATTTGCGTCTCCAGATCAGTGCGTGCAATCTTTTGAATCTGCTTCAGAAGCAAGGATAAAACCATATCCTCTAAATCGATTTTATCTATCTCTAACTGAACCTGCTTTATAACCAAGCTCTCAATGTTTAATTCCATTCTTATTCCCCTTAGTTGTTGTGGTTGCTACTGGCCTAAAGGCCATTTCACTGCGTCTGCTTTATCCGTTAACACCAGCCATGCAGCTTTTATTCTCACGGCAAGTGAATGACGCTCTGGTCTTGCAGGAACCCACTTACCGTCGATATTTGCCGAAGCGCATTGGCTTATTGTCAGTAAATCTTCAATTTCGTAAATCATGACATTCTCCTTATTTGTTGTGGTTGATGTGTGAGCTTTCTAGCTGACTATTCCGGCAGAAATCGAAACCGGGCCAACAATTATCCTCAATATTTTGTCTGGCCATATTTCAACAATGCACACGCTGAATACATTGGTTATTTTCCTTTGTGAGCTTGTAGTATCATTCCAGCAAAGGGACTTCGCCCAGCTAATGCCAATATATAGTTTCCCGACAGTTAACACTTTCATGTATTCATCCTGTTTTGTGATTGATGCGTGCCGGTGGCAATAGTCCCGGCTTGCCGTATCGCTGTTTCAGGGCGCCTTTCGGTCGGTATGGCCCAACGTGCGCCTCGACACGGCGCGATACACATCCGGCTGACCCCTGAGACTTTCGTCTGTCCACTAGGCATATGGGCGCGCCAAGGGTCATGCGGATATGTCCTGCCAATTCCTGGCAAGTGGTTGACCTCTTCGACCGGGAACTCCCAATCCTCTCAGGCTTTGGTCATTGCCTGTACTCGTCAGAAAAACCCCATCACTGCGCCGAGCGGAGCTACAAAGATTCCGACGATTCGCATTACTTCCGCAATGCCAAATTCAGCAAGCGGAATATCAATGGTGAAAATCTTGTAGACGTTCATGCCCCATCCAATAAATCCAGCAGCGACCAGCAACAAAACTGCAATAAAGCCTAAATCTTTACCCATTTTTAATCCCCTTTGTTAATTTGTGTTTCGCTTTTAAGCCCTGACATATTGGCAAACTCGAAAGCATTGTGCAAGCGAATTCAATAAGTTTATTTATAATTATCTTGTTGACTGTCGATAAAGCTAGTTATAGGATGTAGCAACGAATTAGCAAAGAGGTCTAGCAATGATTCCGCAGGAAGCCATAAAGATAATGATGGATACCGGCATGACGCAAGGCGAGATTGCATCGCTTTGC